CAAGCCACTCTAGTTAGATTATATAATAAAGTATTTAATGCTAATAAAAAGCCATCAAGCTGTTCTAGTTGTGTTCAGCAAACATTAGCAAAATTAGCTAAGGTATATGTAAATAGTTGTAAAACAAATGGCTAAAAGAACAGGATATACGCACAGAGAAAGGAAACGCAAAAAGCGTAAAGGAATACACAGTAAGAACAATAAGCCAATTAAAAAATATAGAGGACAAGGACGATGAAAAAAAAAGGACAAGTGTTTAGATTTTGTTGCAGTTGCAGCAGAATGACATTAATGTTAGAATATGATGGTTGTTATTTTTGCGGTGGTAAATTTGTTGTAGCTGCTAAAACAGATGACTTTAATATAAGACCTAAGGCATATGCAAAATCACACTAAAGTATATATGAATTTTTTTGGTTATGGTGAGCAGGATTTTATACCTTGTGAAATGTGTGGTGGTCGTGCAGTTGATATTCACCACATAGAAAAAAGAAATAAAACCAAAAATGATTATATTGAAAATCTAATTGCATTATGTAGAGATTGTCATATAAACGCAGAAAGCGATAAATCATTTAATTCATATTGCAGAATACAGCACCTCGAATTGGTATGTGTGCAGGTGTATGCGTTAATAGATTTAAACCGAAAATTAAATAATTATGAAAATAGAAAGTAAATTAATTAAAGATTTAAAACCTGCTACTTATAATCCTAGACAAATAAGCACAAAGCAGTATAATGATTTAAAAGCATCAATTAAAAAATTTAGATTAGTTGATCCAATTATAGTAAATAAAGATAATACTGTTATTGGGGGACACCAGCGATTAAAGGTGTGCAAAGAATTAAGGCATATTGAAATAAATTGTGTGGTTCTAGATTTAAGCAAGGAAGAAGAACGAGAATTAAATATACGTCTTAATAAAAATTCTGGAGAGTTTGATATGGATATATTGGCTAATGAATTTGATATAGACGAACTTGTTGATTGGGGTTTTAAGCACATTGATTTAGGTTTAAATATAGATAAACTAGATGACACATTTGAATTAGATGATAGCGACAAGTCGCCGTTTCAGCAAATAACATTTACTTTAGCAGATAAACAAGCTGAACTAATAAGAAATAAAATTAAGGACATAAAAAAAACAGAAGAATTTAAATATATTGAAACTTTTGGAAATGAAAATAGTAATGGAAATGCTTTATATTTATTGATATCACAATGGGGAGGGCAAAAGAAATAATACTAAAAGTTATACCAAGTAATAGAGCAAATGATTTTGTAAAAAAACATCATTACTCTGGCAAGATAGTTGCAAATAGCAAACTACACTTTGGTTGTTTTTTAGATAGCAAATTGGGTGGTGTTATGTCTTATGGTTGTCCTATTGATAAAAGAAAAATGATATCTTTAGTGGAAACACAAAACAAAACAGAGTTAACAAAGTGGAATGAATTTTTAGAATTAAATAGAATGGCTTTTAGTGATATATTGCCTAAATATGCAGAGAGTAGATGTATAGCTATCAGTATAAAATTGATAAAAAAAAATGCACCTCATATTAAATGGATTGTAAGTTATGCTGATGCCACTCAATGTGGAGACGGAACAATATATAGAGCTTCAGGTTTTTTATTGACGGGAATTAAAAAAAACACACAATTATTTAAACTGCCTTGTGGAACAATAAGTCACAAATTAAATTTTGAAACTACAAGACCTACACTAATACAAAAAAAATACAGAAAAATTAGTGGAATTTTAAATGGTAGTGTAAGTAAATTAATGAAAAAAATCAATGCAACACCTTTAGACGGCTATCAATTAAGATATATTTATTTAATTGATAAAAATTGTAAATTAAATGTTCCTATTATACCTTTTTCTAAAATTAAAGAAATGGGAATAGGAATGTATAAAGGAAAACTGCGAGTATAGCTTAATTGGTAAAGCGTTATGCATCCAGCATAAAGATGGGGTTCGAAGCCACCTACTCGCTCTAATTATAATAGATTAAATAATACAAATGGCACAGAATAAAAAAGAGAAATTATTAAAGGCGTTAGAAGAAACGCAAGGACTAATATATCACGCTTGTAAAAAAGCTGGTAATATAAGCAGAAGCACATACTATCGTTATATGCGAGAAGATGAAGAATTTGCTAAAGCAGTTGAAGACATTAAAGAAGCTCAGATAGATTATGTTGAAGGGCAATTAATAAAAAATATATCTAGCGGTAAAGAAACAAGTATAATCTTCTATCTAAAATCAAAAGCTAAAGATAGAGGATATGCTGAAAAGCTAGACATAACAAGTGGTGGTAAATCACTCACTGAACTTAAAATAGAAGTTATTGATACAGGCAAAGATTAAAACAACAAATGTATTTCACAAGGCGTATGGGTCTAAAACTAGAATAACGTGCTTACAGGGGGGTACGCGTTCTAGCAAGACCTATTCGCTTTGTCAGTTGTTTATTGTTAAAGCACTACAAGAAACAGGCAAAGTATTTACAATATGTAGAAAGACACTACCAGCATTAAAGGGAACTGCATATAGAGATGTGTTGAATATCTTAAAAGAGTTAGAATTATACAGTGAAGCAAACCACAATAAATCTGAATTATCATATACGCTTAATGGCAATTTAATCGAATTTATTTCAGTTGACCAGCCCGTTAAAATCAGAGGTAGAAAAAGAAACTATTTATGGTGTAATGAAGCTAACGAATTTAACTATGAAGATTGGCAACAGCTTATATTAAGAACTACAGAAAAGATATATTTAGATTATAACCCTTCTGATCCGTATAGCTGGATATATGAAAAAGTGCATACAAGAGATGACTGCACATTCTTAAAATCTACATATAGAGCAAACCCTTTTTTAGATGAAGATACAATAGCAGAGATTGAAAGATTAAAAGACATAGACCCTGAATACTATCGTGTTTATGGAATGGGTGAAATTGGAACAATACAAACTGCTATCTTCAGGAACTTTAATTTAGTAGATGACGTGCAAGGTCGTTTAATTGGTTATGGCTTAGACTTTGGATTTACTAATAGTCCAACAGCATTAGTAGAAGTAAGGCAATTAGAGGACAGCTTATATATTAGAGAATTACTATATGAGAAGCGTTTAACTAATACTGACTTAGCTAATAAGCTGAGAGAATTTGGCATTGATAGACAAACTGAAATAATAGGTGATAGTGCAGAACCTAAATCAATAGAAGAAATCTATAGACAGGGCTTTAATATAAAACCCGCTAAGAAAGGTGCAGGAATACATTTAGGAATAGATATTATGCGTAGATACAAACTACATATAACTAAAGATAGTCTAAATGCTATTAAAGAATTTAGAAGCTATAAATGGGCAACAGACAAAAATGGTGATGTATTAAATACGCCTGTAAAGATTAACGATCACTTAATTGATGCTACACGTTATTTGTGTTTAAACAAGCTGTCAGTTAATCATAGTGGTAAGTATTATATATTGTAAAAAACGAATTATTAACTTTTATATTTATTAGTAATGAAACAGGTCAAATTAAGCATACCTACAGAATGGTCTGATATAACAATAGGAACATACCAAAAATATGTGGACATTCAATTAGGTAAAGGAAGCGAGAAAAAAAAGATTGTAGATAGTTTAGCTTTATTATGCGGAACTACAACAGCGATAGTTAAGAAAATGAATTATAAAGACCTGATTGAAATTATGGATATATTAAAGAAAATGATAGACACAGAACCAGATAAACAACAATTCAGAAAGACGTTTGTTTTTAAAGATGATGAATATGGTTTCTGTCCTAATCTTTCTGCAATAACAACAGGCGAGTATATTGATTTGGAAGCATATTGTAAAGATGACCCAATTAAAAACCTGCACATTATTATGTCCATACTGTATAGAAAGATAACATTTAAAAGAGGGGGTAGGTACGCCATAGAGCCGTACGACCCAGAGGAGTTTAAAGAGGAGTTGTTTAAAGATTGTCCAATGGATATAGCATTAAGTTCGCTAGGTTTTTTTTTGAATTTAGGGTTGACATTGGCGACAAGTTCAGCCAACTATTTACAAGCAATGGAACTGAAACAACAAAAGGCATAAGTTTACAATCCAAATGGGGTTGGTATAATACGCTTTATTCTCTTGCAAATCAGAATATCTTAAACATACAG